ATGGAAGCAACGCACGCTTCCGAGTGAGAATCATATTTGCCTGCAATCAGAATCATCGTGGCACCAGTGAAGTGATGATTCGTGCCTGGAGGGATTCGAACCCCCAACCTTCTGATCCGAAGTCAGATGTGATATCCGTTACACCACAGGCACAAAATCGCTTGGAATCTCTGATATCTCCTAGCGTAGCGAGCTAAATCACGGGATGATGATATGCTGAAAATATGTCGATTCAGGCCTTGACGTACCGCGACAAAAGCCGTAACACGGTTTCCATGAGTTTTACGATTTACGCGGGCGGCCGACGCCGTCGAGTGTTCCGGCGATTTCATGCGGGCAATTTTCATGTGCGAGTTCAACACCGTGGTCGGGATCATTTAATTTCTCTGCAAACGACCATTGAATCAGTCGCGAAGGTGAAAGCCAAGAAGAAGATCGAGGAAATTATCAATGGCGAGGTGATGCAGGGCGACGTGACGATTGATGAGCTGGTGACTCGTTTCCTGGCGAGCCGGAAGGGACAGGGTCGCGCGAAGAATGATCGATCGTTTGCGAAAGCGTTCAGGGCGACGTTCCACGTTCCATTGACGACGCCGGCCCAATCGATTCGACCGGGTGACGTACAGACCTGGCTGAACGCGCGGTCTGCGACACGCGAATGGCGGACACGCACTTTTAATCACTATCGTCTCTGGCTTCGGCAGATGTTCGATCTAGCGGTGGCGGACTCGTTACTGGAGGAACGGAACCACCCATTTGTGCGCGCGGAGATTCGCAGGAAACGGCCGGACGCAGTCCGCCGGAAGATTCCTACCTGGGTGCAATTTGAAGCGGTCATCACCGAGGTGCGCCGGGCCAGTGGAGATGAAAAGGCTGATTTTCTGGATTTCCTAGGTCGCGCCGGCGTTGGCCAGGCTGAGGCGAGCTCGTTACAATGGGCGGACGTGCGAGATGGTAAGATGCGCTTCGTCCGGCGTAAGACCGGTGTGGAATTTTGGGTGCCGATTTTTAACTGGCTAGGTCCGCTGCTGGCACGCCTGGAGCAAGCGAGACAGAACGATCGGGTGTTTGAAGTGATAGAAGCAGGCAAAGAATTGCGCGCCGCATGCGATGAATTGAAGCTGTCGCGATTTACGCAGCGCGGGCTGCGAGCGATGTTAATCAAGCGGTTGCACGACGCCGGCATTCTGCCGAAGCGGATCGCGGAATGGCAAGGCCATCGAGACGGCGGAAAATTGATTCAGGAAATTTATACGGAAGTTTTCTGCGACACGGACGCGACCGCGGAACAAGCGGACCTGGCGAAAGTTGGAGGATCTGTGCGTCTGGAAGATTTTCCTTCCTCATCGCGATTCGAGGTTGTAGCGTGATCGCTGTAGTCCAGCCAATGTGAAAACTTTTGTCATGGTTCTAATCGCAGTTGTTATCGGCGGAATAATTGGAAGTCTCGTTACAAATTCGGTCGTGAGCCGACCCAATCCGGCATCCATAGATTTTGTTCCGGATGCCACGTATGAGTCCGCGGCGGATGCTCAAGAGCAGCGCGACGAAAATACGCGCGCGCGTGAACGATTTCTTCTTAATCAACGAGCCGAGATCGACGCGATTCACCGGTCGAACGCGCTAATGGAACGGCGAAACCAGCTCTTGGAGCGACGAAATCAAATTGGTGTTCTCCAAGAGATGGACATGGAAGAATTATCGATGAGCTTCCAGCACGCGGAAAACGATCGTGAAATGCGTTCGTTAACGCCTCGGATCACCACGAAATTAGGCCAAGATCGACCCACGCCTTAACGGCCGATTTGAGGATCGATGGTGGTGCTGCTGCCGTCACTATTGAAGATCGTGCCGCCATTGCCTCCAAGATAAGGCACGTAGGACCCAGAGCTTCCATTGGAGTTCTGCCAGGATCGATAGCCGCTACTGAACGTGCTGCGTTGCGCGTTCATTTTGTAGAGGATGAGCGGGTCGGTTTGGGATGAGGCAATTTGCTCACCGGCTTGTTGTAATCCCTGGCCAATTCTCGCCGCGGCGACTGCAGCCCGCTGTTGGCGTTCGGAATCAAGCTCTCGTTGTGCCTGAAGCTGAGATTCCATCACGGCTGCGCGAAACGCCGCGCGCTGTTCCGGTGTCCAGCATTGTTCGGGGCCGAAAGCTGCGATCGCTTTTTGGCGCGCGATTTCTTCGAGAGTGCTCATGAGGCTTTCGCGTGAGGGACCGGAGTTGGCGCATCCAGTTAATCCACTGATCAGTGCGAGGACCGCAATTATGGTTAATGCTTTCATTGTTTTCGTATCCTGTCTCCTTGCAGACTCTTCGACAAGCCGATAAGCAGATCGGCGATCTCGCGGTGGTGTCGTGCCATTTCAGCAAGGTAATGCATGGCCCTTTGTAATTCCGGCTCGAGAACGATCTGCGGTTCTTCGGCGACAGTTCCCGCGGGCGTTCTGATCTCGACCAAGCCCCTAGCGGTCTCAGGTAAATGATCGCGCAGCCATGCTGTGACTACGCTCGCTCGCTGGGCCTCCGGTAACTGCCGCGCGATCGTCTCCAGGACGCCGGCGCCGGCTCCTATAAGGCCACGAGCATATTTGCTTACCTGGCTCTCGGGTATACCACTGATGCGGCTGAATCCCCTGCGTGTCCAGCCAAGCTGATCCAGGGCGACGGCTAAAGCGTTAGAAAACCTGCTCACAAATCTTTCTCCGAGTTCGGGCAAGCTCGGTTATCTGACAATTTTTGTCAAACTGCAAAATTTTGCTTGCATGGTATTCATTACAAATGCAGAATGAGGCGACTTGAAAGCAATCACCGTAGAGATCGAGACCGAAATTGGGGAACAGATTCTCCCTCTTGTGCGCGGTCTGAAATTGTCGCGCGACTTGCAATTGGCTGAGAAAGCTGTCCGCGCTGAGCGGCAGATTACCGAGAAACTCGATGAGGCTAGGTCCGAGAATCAGGAGCCAGCACATGCGTGATCTCTTGCTCAGCTGTGATTGGCGGCCCGTGAAGCCGATCTGGGCCGTGAGCCGCGGCCGATTCACACCGGACCGGCGGCTTATTTATGTACCCATAGGCAATTGGCGCGCCTGGGATCGCGAGGATGCAATTCAACTCGCGGCGCATGCCATTCGCGGGATCGCCCTACTGAAAGCCGAGCGCATTTACCCATGACCCTGCCGACTATCAGCGATAACCTGGCTCTTTTTTTTGCTCACGCGAAACGGCGTATCCCTAAAAGGCATTGGATGGTCCGAATTCGCGATCGTTTCCGGCGTCGAGCCTCCAGGCCCGAGTACATCGTTCTCAAATTCAAATGAATCTGGTCGGCAAATCGCGCGAAGAGATTGAATCCGAGGTGAAGAACAAAAGCCGCGGCGAATTAATCGATAAGATTTATGAGCTCGCCTCGTTCGAGCCGATGTTCAAGCCGCAGACGATCGCCGAGCGCCGCCAAATGACAAAGCGCAGCGTGCTGCAGGCAATCAGGACTGGGAGGCTGCGCGCGCATAAACCTCTGGACAACGGCCTTCGAGTGCCGTTGTCGGCGATAAAGGAGTGGGATGCAAATACCGCTCTTTTTTTTGCGGAGGAGGCTCGGGCTAAAACCTAAACGTTGTAAAGGCAATCACTCATGCCCGCACCGGTGCTCGCCCTGCCCCAGCCAAAGGATCCTAGCGGCGTTTTTCTTTTTCCCGATGATGTGATCTCCGAAATAACGAATGAAGAAGAGAAGCACGGTATTTACACGGCTGAGCGCTGCCCGCCGACCAAGAAAGAGGCGATTGTTCAGCTGTTGAAGGAGTGCCGGCCAATCGCGTGGATTGCGAAAGTGCTGCAGGTGCACAAAGCCACAGTGATCGCGATTGCAGACTCTCACGCCTCGGAGATCGATGAAGGTCGACGTACCACGATCGCACCGAAGGCCAGACGCGTGATCCATCAGCAGTTGGACCGTCTGGAGATGTATCCAGACGCGCTGCCGGCGCAGTCAATAGCGCTCGCGATCAAGATGCTCTACGACGTGCAGGCGCTCGAGGACGGCAAGCCCACGTCCCGCACTGAACACACAGAGCGCGTGGACATATTCGGAGCTTTCCTGGCCATGACCACTGAGCTCAAAAAAGAAATGGAACCGGAAAAAGAGGTCCCCGAAACCGGTTTGGGTGGGCGAAAAGAATCTGTAATAGACGCGGCGTCGGCAAGAGTGGACGTGATCGAAAATAGAGAAGCCGATTGCATGCTGTCGCCGCGGACTGATCCCGAATCAGAACGTTCTGATACGGATGCCCAGGTAAATCCAAGTCATGTTACGGCTTTCGATACGGATCGCGGTCCGGAATCGGCCGCGGATCCCGAACAAGTCCAGGCGTCCGGACACCCCCGGGGGGGGGATGGGCCCGGCCAAAGGCCGGCCGGCCATTCAACTGATAATGACGCTCGGAATTTTGCGGCTAATAGATCATGACCACGCCCTGGTATTCGGAAGCATTGTTGACCGAGCGTTTAGCGCTCTCGCGAAACGTGCTCGAGCATTTTCGTAGTAAGAGCCTCAAAAAAACCGATTGGAAAAAAGAGGGCCGCGCCATCCTAATCTCACAATCGGCGCTCGATCAGTTGCTGCGGAAACTTGGATCTCCGGATTTAGATTGCTCGTCCTGCCTTGAAAAAAACGGCGCGGCGCCGCTAGCTGACGAACCGATCGACCTGGTGGTGGTCCGGATCTTCCCGAACCCTCACATCCTCCAGGCGAAAAAGCCAGAGAGCGAAGAGCTCGTGCGTGTTCGCGTACCCAACAACGCAAATTTCCGGCCGCTGATGAAATTCAAAGCCCGGCCGGACCCCAACGCTGAGGGCCTTTACAAACTGGAGGGACGCACCCCGCGATTTCCGGGGCGCTGGTAAAAATGTTCTCCAAGAGCTTTCGCCAGCAGTTTGATTCCTCGATCGCAGAAGATCCAATGCGACGGGTGATCTTCAACGATATGTGCATCCTGGCCGATCGCCATGGCGTGGTGGACATGACATATGGCGCGATCGCGGCCGTCACCAGGTGGCCGATTGAAACCGTGATCGCAAAGATCGGCGAGCTGATGGAAGCGGATCCGGAGAGCCGGTCTAAAAAGTGCAACGGGGCCAGGCTGGTGCTGATCGACTCGGATCGGAATTGGGGCTGGCGGATCGTCAACTACGAGCATTACCGCAATCTCAGGGACACAGAAGGCCGCAACGCATACATGCGCGACCTGATGAAAAACAAGCGCCGGAAGGAAAAGGAGCAACGCCTTAGCACTGGTAAGCACCCGTTAGCACCTGTTAGCAGGGTTAGCAGCGAGAAGGGTACTTGTCCGCGGAAGTCCGCGGAAGTCCGCGGCGTTAGCACCGAAGGGTGTACGCCGGAGCAAGAACCCGATTTGCCTAGTGGAAATGATAAGCACCCGTTAGCACCCGTTAGCACTGGTAAGCAGTTGTTAGCCCATGCAGAGGCAGAGGCATATATACCCCCTACCGTCCCCCTTGAAGGGGGACAGAGAGATCTGGATTTCCAGCAAGCCAAGGCTTTTCTCCATTCGCTTTTTGGCCGGGCCAAAAGAAAATGGTCGTACGAGGAAGAGCAGCTGCTTTTCGATATCACCCCGATCCACGCACCGGACGTTCAGCTGATCCGGATCTGGTTTACCTTGCCCGAGGAGCATCCGGTTTTTCAAAAAACCAAGCGCAAGCAAGAGCTCACCACGTTTCTCCGGGACTTCAACGGAGAGCTCGACAAGATCCGAAAATACGCGCCGGAGTTTGGGGTGAAACGGCGCCTGGCTGATAAACCGGCGAAAAAGCCTAACCCGCCGCGGTGGCAGGAATTTTTCAAATGGCTCTACGACGCCGGCGTGCGACTGCCAGCCAGCTTTTACGAGCTCGGGGAAGATCTCCAGCAGAAATATTGGAAACGCTTCGGCGAATTTGAGCTCAGGACCATCGTCTCATGAAAGCTCCAGAGATCCACCAACAATCGCCGCACAGTCCGGAAGCGGAAATGGGCGTGATCGCCAGTATGATGCTGGGCGGGGAAAGCGTAATCGAGGACGTGCAAGAATCCGTGGACGCGACAGCGTTTTACATTCCGGCACACCAGACGCTTTTCCATGCCATTACCAAGAGCAAGACGCAGAAAATTCCGATCGATCTGATCACCTTTACCCAGCAGCTCCGGAACGACGGACTTCTCCAAGGGCTGGGTGGAGCGGCATACGTGACCGAGCTCTTCACGTACGTGCCAACGGCCGCGAACGTGGATTACTACGTGGAGATTGTCCGGGAAAAATGGATCCGCCGTGAAATGATCGCGTCGGCCACGAACGCGGCACGGCAAGCGTACGACGAGAGCACCGATACGGAGAAGATACTGGAGGAGTTGCAGGCCCGAACGATCGAGATCGGCCAAACCGGTCGGATCCAAGAATCCTTGAAGCGGATCGGCGACGGCGTGCAGGAAGTCCTGGACTCGATCGATGCGGTCTGGCGCCGGCGGGGGCACCCGATCGGGATCTCGACCGGATTCGCTGACCTGGATCGAATGACCGGAGGATTTCAGAAAGGTCGGACCTACTACGTTGCGGCCAGGCCAGCCATGGGGAAGAGCTCCCTGGGAACCGAGTTCGCCGAGCACGTCGCAATCGACAACGCTGAGAGCCAGCATCCGGTGTCGATTTTCTCCGTGGAAATGACGGCGCACGAGCTCACGGAAGTGATCCTATGCCGTCGCTCCGAGATCGACTTGATCCGGTTGCGCGACGGATTTTTCGAGAAAGAAGAACGCGAACGCCTGCACCTGGAGGGGACCGAAGTTGTGAAACCGGCGCCGATATACATCGACGATAAAAGCACGCTGTCCATTTTCGAGTTTCGCGCCCGAGCCAGGCGCGCCGTGAGGAAGCTGGGAGTGAGGTTAATCATCATCGATTACATCCAGCGGATGTGCTCGACCAGTAGGCGAGCGCAATCCAGCCGTGAGCAAGAGTTAAACGAGATCGCCCAGGGGATCAGTCAAACCGCGAAAGAACTGCAGGTGCCGATCGTGGTTCTGGCGCAGTTGAACCGGGAAGTGGAAAAACGCCATAGCAACCGGCCGCAACTGGCGGACCTACGGGAGAGCGGCAGCATGGAGCAGGAAGCGCACTTTGTGGGGCTGCTTTACCGGCCGAGCTACTACGCCAAGGGCGACGATCACATGCGAGACCTGGCCGAGAAATACGAAATGAGCGTGCCGGAATTTCTCCGATACACCGAGCTGATTATCGCCAAGCAACGCCGCGGACCGGTGGGGACCGTGAAGCTGAGATTTACCAAGGAATACGCCAAATTCGAGAGTCAGGACGAAGAGCGACCGCTGTATTCCAATCGTCTGGACGAGCGGCAGGCAAAAGACCAGGACGCCGAAGCCCAGGCGCTGGCCGGCATCAAAGAGATCTTCAACGCCACGGAGGCAAAGGAATGAAAGTATGAACAAAACAAAGCAACAAACCAATAAAGAAGAGCCGTTAATCGTGACCACTGCGCATCGCGGTGTGTTCTTCGGTTACGGCGAACCCACAACGAAGAAAACAATCCGGCTAAAGCGAGCACGGATGTGCGTGTACTGGTCCGCCGATATTAAAGGCGTGCTAGGCCTGGCTAATCCAGGGCCCAGCGCGAATTGCAGAATCGGGCCCGCAATTCCGGCGATCACGCTCCAAAACGTCACCAGCATCATGGAGGTCTCCGAGGAGGCGGAGGAAAAGTGGCAAAAGGAACCCTGGAAATAACAACCCAGTACGGCGACGGCGACGGCAACGGCTACGGCTACTGCGACGGCTACGGCTACGGCTACGGCGACGGCTACGGCTACGGCTACGGCGACGGCAACGGCTACGGCTACTGCGACGGCTACGGCTACGGCTACGGCGACGGCTACGGCTACGGCTACGGCTACGGCTACGGCTACGGCTACGGCTACGGCTACGGCGACGGCTACGGCGACGGCGACGGCTACGGCTACGGCTACGGCTACGGCTACGGCTACGGCTACGGCTACGGCGACGGCTACGGCTACGGCTACGGCTACGGCGACGCAAAAAAATATTGGTCGGAGCTGTTGAAGGGTTGGAGCACAAAAATTCGTAAAGCTGTGCTGTGCTTTTGGCGATCCAACATGGAAGGATCGCCATCAAACGGGGGAAGCGGCGATCGAGCCGAAGTTGGGAAAATTCAGCAGGTCGAAGGTCCGTTAAAAATTTGCAGTCGACACGCGCTTCACGGGTCGATGGACCCTACGAAGTGGAAAGGAGAAAGGTGGTGGATCGTTGCGCTCCATGAGCCGGTAGTTGGTGACGGAAATAAAATCGCGTCCTTAAAACGCACCTTCATCGCGGATCTGGGCAAATGCCCATTCTAGGAAAAACTCTATGAACCAAAAACAAACGACAATAGCAGACGCGCCGAACGGCCACGCGGACGAGCCGACGGTGCTTTACGAGGATCCGCATCTAATCCGTCGATCGCCGTTTAACCGGACGATCGAGCAAGCCGATCTGGGCGAGCTAGTGGATAGCGTGCGATCTCATGGCGTGATCCAGCCGTTAATCGTGCGGACCACCCAGACGGGCTGGGAATTGATCGCCGGCGAACGCAGGCTCAAAGCGGCGCTCACGGCGAAATTGCCGAAGGTGCCGTTTATCGTGCGCCGGAACGCGAGCGATCGCGAAGTGATCGAGCTGCAGACAATCGAGAACGATCAACGCGAAGATCTCCCTGCCATGCAACGCGCCGAGAAATACCAGCAGTTGCTCGAGCAGTACGAAAAAGACGGGATGAAACGGGAGAAAGCGATCGAGCACCTGGCGGAACGTGTGGGCCGGAAACGATCGACGGTTTACGAAGTCCTCACACTTTTGAAACTACCGGGCCTTGCGAGAGAAGCGATCAACGACGGCCGATTGCCACAGAGCCACGCGGCGCTAGTCGCTAAAGTGGAGAACCCGGAGCTCCAGGAGCGCCTGGTAAGAGTGATCGCCCCTAAGAACGCCGGTAGCCGGGAAACCGATGCCCTGGAAGATGAAATGGGGATTTGGGGCGGAGAGCGCAACGAGAAGGGGACACTCCCATTTCGCGCCACAAAAGAGCTAGTAGAGGAGCAAGCGCAACTCTTCGCAGCTAAGAAAAATTGGGAGGAGGTCGCATCTAAGGCAAGGAAAGCAGGCCAGACGGTGCTCTCGTACAAGGAGACCGGAAGAAACCAGGGATTCGTTCAAGGGAGCGATTGGTGTTACGACTTCGACGATACCGGCACTTACAAGGCGCTGATGGGCAAGCACGCGCCGCGGCCGATTCTCACTTGCGACGCCAGGTTTAAGCCGATCGAAGTTTACCAGAAAGCCGACGCTAATGCGGCCGCGAAGAAGAACGGCAAGATCTGGAGCCGAGGCGGACTGCCGAAAGAACGGCAGGAAAGACGGGAAAAAGCGGATAAGGCCGAGCAAATGAAGCCGGTGGCGAAGGAAGCAAGGGAGTTCCTGGTCCAGGCCGCGCGCAGGAATAAGCCGAAGTTTCCCTGGAAATTTTTGATCGAGTGGATCGACGAAAAGAGTTACGCGCCGCACATCCAAAAAGTTAAGGCGAAGGACCTGATCGATCGGAAGATCGGCGGAATCCTGGTGGAGATCCTGGTGCCGGAACATACGGGGTACGAGCTTTACTACGATGGCCGTTGGGATCCGAGTTTCGCGGGACTTTGCAAACACTACGGCGTTGACCTGAAAAAGCTCGAGAAACAGATGTCGTCGCCGTCGCCGTCGCCGGATGCAAAAGTCGTCAAAAATGGCAAAAACCCTAGGAAGAAAGGAAACAAAAAATGATTAGCTACAAAGCACCACTTAGACAGCAAGCGACCGCCGATACCGAAGGCAGGGATTGTGGAGTAACGCAGACCTCGCGAATAGAGGACGAGATCACGCTTCTGCACAGAGAACTGAATGAAGGAACGGCGATCATTGAACAATTGTATGCGCGCCTGGATCCGGTCCTGGGGCCAGAGAACAGCGCAGCAGTTCCAATGGAACCTGAGAAGGACGGATACCCCAGAAGCTCACTGGTCCTGCAGATAAAGCAGGCGCGCGCGGTTGCTGAGCAGCACCATTCGTGCCTTGTAGCCTTGCTACACAGGCTGGAGTTATGAGCGCGAACGGGAACAACCCGCCTGCGTTTCCAGGGCCGAGCACCTCGCCGGGCCAGTTCCCGATGCCGGTCCAGCATGGCATGACGTTGCGCGATTATTTCGCGGCCAAAGCCCTGATAGCGATTCTATCGATAAAACCAGATCCGGATCAGGACTTTGACACATACAAGGCCAAGATAGCGGAAGTGTGCTTTCTGTATGCAGACGCCATGTTGGAGGAGCGAAACAAGTAATGACCGGGCTCGAGCCGCATCCGATTTTGCCGTTGCCACCGGTGGAGTGGGCCGACCTGCCGGATGGCCGGCCTAGGATCGAGAAATGGATCACGGAACGCGCGGTAGCGATGCAGCTCGAGCGATTGGATTCGTTCAAGAACGGGTTTGAGCCGGAGATCTGGCATGTGGTGGATGATCTGCTTTGTGACGGGCACCAGGTGATCCTGGGCCATGAACGGTTAAAGAAGATCGGTTACTCCGGGCCGCAGCCGTTTTCCATCGCGATCGAGGGCCGCTCCGAGATTTGGATCGCGGGATCGAACCGCTCGAGCAAATCTGAGTATGCGGCCAAGAAAATGATGAAGGTGCTTTGGGAAGTGGAAGGCGCCAGGACCTGGAGCTTTGCCGATACGGGCCCGATCTCGCGAGCCAGGCAACAACCGCTCTTCGCGAAGTATCTGCCCATCGAGATCAAACGGATGATGGCCGGATCCGGCAAGACGAAGAAGGGCGGGATCCTCAACGTGAGCTATGGCCAGAAAGGCGGATTCACAGAAGAAACTTTCGTGCTGCCGAACGGCGCACAGCATTGGTTTAAGAATTACGAGCAAGACATTGAGAACGTGGAAGGCGACCAGCTCGACGCGATCTGGCTGGACGAAGCGCGAAACGTCAAGCTCTTAAAGACGCTCCGCGGCCGTATGGGCGACCGCGCCGGAATCATCATCGTTACCTTCACTTCGATCGACGAAAACTACAGCGTGATGGTGAACGAGTACGAGCGCGGTGCGAAAACGATTGTGGAAGTGCCGGCGGAAATGTTGCCGGTGAAACGACCCAAGAATTTGAGCGGTAACGAGCAGTCCGATATGTCGAGAGGAGGTCTTGCGACTGATGGTAACCGGGATCAGGCGCCCTCGCCCGCTCAAGCAATTTCAGCCGGAGACAGTTCGCTTCACCATGGTAATCCCATCACCAAAAAGGAGCCGGAAGAACCCGGCTCGCCGGCTGAAAACAATTTCGAGATTGTCGGTTACGAGAAGGTGCCGCGGATCAAGATCGCCGGCCCAGGCTCCGACGGGAACCAGAAGGCGAACATCGTTTACTTCCACATCACCGATAATCCGTATTACGGCTACGACAAGGCGCTCAAAGAATTTCAGCGGACCAAGCGCCTGGTGAAATTCGGGAAGGAACGTTTCTACAAACTTTACCAGGGCGCTACCCGATCCAAGATCCTGAGCCGCGTTTACGGGATCTTGCAGGCCGGGAGCGCCCAGCAATTCCCGAAATTCAACGATCTCTGGCATTGCGTGGAGCCGGACCAGGTGCACAAAGCCGGCACGAACTACATGATCGTGGATCCGTGTCCCGGCCGGAATTGGTTTATGATTTGGGTCCGGATCGATCCGCGCGGCCGGTGGTTTGTTTACCGGGAATGGCCAAGCACGGGACACAAAGGCCCGAGCGCATACATCCCAGGGATAGGCGACCCAGGGCCGTGGACTTTGCCAGGACAACCGGCCGACGGCGTACGCGGGCCGGCCCAGGCGCCGTTTGGATTCGGCCTGGACCGTTACAAGCGGGAGATCCTACGATGCGAGGGGCGCCCCGAAGAAAAGGAGACCAAAGAGCCGGATCCGAAACAGACCGAGCAACTCTTTTGGCGGAAACAATCGGTCCGGGAACGTTTTGGACGGTCCGGATCCAGGACGACCACCATCGACCAGGCTACGAAGGAAGCGATTGCCGGCGAAGAGATCTCGGAGCGTTGGATGGATTCGCGTTATGGCAACAGCCCCACGCAGACCAAGGAAGGGTCCACCACGTTGATCAACGAAATGAACGACCTGGGCATGGATTTCATGGCCGCGAGCGGGAAAGAGATCGAGGAAGGAACCGGGTTAATCAACGACATGCTTGATTACGACACCAACGTGGAGCGCGGCAAGTATTCGGCCACCCTGGCCCGAGCCAACGAGCCGAAGCTGTTTATCTCGCGTGAATGTCCCAACGTCATTTATTCGCTGCGGGAATGGACCGGCAAAGATAAGCAACACGGCGCCTGTAAAGATCCTGTGGACGTTCTGCGCTACGCGGCCCTGGCCGAGCTGCAATACCTTGGCGACACCGCTTACGCGTGGAGCGGAGGAGGGAGCTACTGAAATTTATGATTAGGACACTGAACCCTACGTGGAGGAAGTGAAACATGGCTAAATGTGGACACGGAGAGACTACACGAGATTAAAGAGCGCTGTAAAGCTGCCATACAGGCTGGCAACGGCGGAAACGTAATGGATTTAGATATTCATATCACTCGCGCCATTCGGGAGTGGGGCGAGCTAGTGCGTGAAGATGCCTACATTGAGCAGCGCGGGGAACTGGAACCAAGAGTCCAGGTCTTATTGGAAGAGAACACAGACCTGCGTCGGCAGCTTGAGCAAGAGAAACAGCGATACGAACTGGCTTTAAGCGATTCGCATCGCAGGGGTGAACTGCTGGACAAGGCCGATCCAACGGCGCCGGCGACGATGAATCCCCAGGCGGAAATGCAAACGCCTGAGAAATGACCATGACGACAAACGGCGAAGCGATCGAAGTGGAATTGCTCGGGATCCGGGTGTTCATCGGCACCGTGGAGAAAGGCAAAGGCCGGGTGCGGGAGGTGATGTTGAACCCGAAACAGGCCAGGAAATTAATCGGCTACATCAAACACAATATCCATGGCGGCCACCTGCTCCTGAGCAAGGATGCCGTCGAGATCGAGCAAGCGCCGTCGCCGGTGCCACAGCCACCGGAAGAGGAGCGAAGGATCATCACGCCGTGAGCGCTATCACCCCGCCGCCGAAACCGATCCTGCGCTATGGGGAACTACAGCAATGGCTCCAGGAAAACGGGATCTCGGAGCGAAAATTATCCAATCTTTTGGCCCTGCAAATTATCAAGGCTTACCACCTGGGAACGGGGCGCGCACTTTACAACGCCGCAGAAGTCCAACGGGATGTGCTAGGCAAACTGGAAACCAAGACAACAACGTAAGAAGGAGAGAACAAACGAAGTAGAAGTGAAGGACGACAAACCCAACATCGAGCTCGGATCGGACGAGCCGGAGATCGAGAAAATCGTGGAAGAAATCCAACTCGGGCAAACCGACGCGGCCTGGTTCCACCAACGAATGCAACAAGCCAGGGAATGGTGGGCGGCCCGGTGGCCCGGCCAATCGATCGACGGCCGAAAATGGAGAGTCGTCAACGGCCAGGCGGTCCGGGATGAGGAGGATTGTTTCCCCTGGGAAGGCGCCGCGGACGCCAGGATCCGGACCGTGGCCACGCTGGTACGCGACCATGTGATGGTGAGCAAGTACGCCTATTTCAAAGCGAAGTTCCAGGCGCAATCGATCCGGCCGCTGGTGCAATCAGGTGAGAGCAATAAAGCTACGAAACTGCTCCAGTGGCGGCTCAACAATCATATGTGTGCCGAACAAGTGCGCGAAATTCCCCAGGCGTTCAACTGGTGGCACGGCTACGGGATCGGTCTGCTGACCGTCGGCTGGGAGCAATCCAGGCGTCTGGAATACGTGGACATTAACCTGAACGATCTGGACCAGATCATTCAGGGCCAGGGGGGCGAGGACCCGGACAATTGGCTGTGGCTCTTGGACGCGATTCTGGATCCGGCGCAGGAGGACGCGCTCACCACCCTCGTGCAGGAGCTTTCGCCAATCGTGAGCCGGCCGGAAGCACGCAAAATCGTGAGGGATCTCCGGACGGTCCGGAATGCCAAGCTGCCGGTGGCCACGCCGTTCCAGAACAAACCGTACCTGTGCGCGCTGAAACCGGTGGTGGACGCGCTGTGGCCGAGCGAGACGTGCGATCTCCAGCAAGGTCGCTGGTTCCTCGACATGCACGAGTGGCTGAGCGAGACCGAGCTACGGGACCGGATCGAGACAGAAAATTACGATCCGGAGTTCGTGGACCAGGCGATCAAGACCGCCAAAGGCCAGTCGCCCAGCCCGAGCCTCCTCGACCAGGGAATTTTCCATTCGGGCACCACGCCCGGCAGCAAACGGGACCTGATCCAGATCTATAAATTCCATTACAAAGCGACCATGGAAGGGACGCCGATCCTGTTGACCACGGAATTTAATCCGCTGGTGAAAGATAAAAAGGGCAAGAACCTGTGGGCGAAACATGGCCCCGGTCCGTACGACCATGGATTTTATCCGGCAGTATGCTGGGCCCGGCGCACGGAAGGCCGACGGTTGCTGGACGCCGTGGGAATCGTGGAGGAGGCGTACACCGACGAGCAGGACATTAAACGCCAGCAGGACGGGCTGAGCGATCGCACCAGCATCGTGCACCGGCCGCCGATGATCGTGCCCCAGAACAAGGTGGCCGCGGTGAAAGGTTCTTACCGGCCGGGAGCGATCCTGGGGGTCGGCCGGGCGAAAGTGGATTGGGGTCCGCTGCCGCCGATCGATTCCACGCCGGTCCAGGTAATGGAAGCGGTGATGATGCGCCTGGAGAATCGGTACCCGCTTTTCGGGAACGACCTCGACCCGGCAAAGAAACAGCTTTACCGCGAGGAAGTGTCCGGGGACACCCTGGCGGTGGCTGTCCAGGCGATCGACATGATTTTCCAGCTGATGCAGCAATACGAGCTGGACGAAGAAGTGGCCGAAGTGGTGGGCCCGTTGCAACGGCCGTTCCACGTTTCCAAGGCGGAGATCCAGGGCAAGCACGAGATCCGGGCCACGATCGACATCCGGATGCTGGACGAAGATTACGCCGAGAAGAAGTTTGGGCTGATCGCCCAGGCGCTCATGTTCAAACAGGAAGGCCTGTTGTTCGACATGGCACTGGAAGCGATCGATCCGGACGCCGCGGACGCGGTCAAAGCCAGCGAAGTTTCGCCGGCGGCCATGGAGAAAGAGAAAGCCGACGAGCTCGACGCGGTGAGCCGAGCCTTTAACGGGATCGAATCGCCGTTGCCGATGTTTGGGAACCATCAGCTCCGGCTGCAGACGCTGCTTCAGGCGACCTTACAAAGCCAGAACCCGGCCATGCGAGCCAGGTTGATGGCCAACCCGGATACGCAACAGATCCTGATGAACCGGGCACAATTCTTCATGAACCAGATCCAGCAATACCAGCAAAATCCGGGAATCGGCCGGGCGCTGCAAACCCGAACGTTTGCCAGGAAACAAGCGCCACAGCTCATGACCGGACAACCACCGACAGGCGGCGGCGGAGAGTATTAAAATGACGCCCGGACCGCTGGCCGTTTTGCTTTTGGTATTAGCCGTGGAGTACGTCTGGTGCCTGGCGATCATACACAGGCAACGCCGGGAGATCCAGGACCTGGAGACCCACCTGAGAGCGATGAAGAATTGGTCGGACTACTGGCGCAATGTGAACACGTACCTCGAGCGGCAGTTACTGGATATCGCGCTCCAGGAGAAAGAAGAAGATCCAGCCGACTGGTGGAAGCAATGAGCAACCTACAAGCAACCGGAGCAACCGCGCAGATGGTAAGCGGCCAGCCGTTGACTGAGCCAGCGCAATGGAACCGTTTAATCCGCGCAATAAACACGGTGGGCCGGAAATGCCGACGGTGTCATTCGGACAGGGTCACAGCCATGTACTGCGAGAAACATAGGCGGATGAATAACGTAATCGCCCGGGAACAGATGAGAAGAAAAGGCAAGGGCAAATGGCGGAACGCGAACGCGGAAAGTTACCACGTAGGCGCTTAAAATGAGCTGGTGGCATCCGAAGATAACGATTGTGGTGAGACGTGAACCCGACCTCACGGAAACGCAGCTGAACCTGGCGCTGGCGGTGGACGAGGCCAATCCGATCTGGCGAGCGTTGCATCAGCTGATCGACACCGCGGAAGCGAACGCGAACGAGGAAGCCGCTGAGCAGATCGGCGAACCGTATCAGACGACCGCGTATGTCGCCGGCGCCAAGCATCTGCGCGTGCTCCGGGAGGAGTTGGTAGCCCGGCGTAACGCGGGCCTGACATTGCTGGGGAAGAGTGCGGAAGGAAAAGTTAATGACCGCGTGTCCCGACGGATGGAGCGCACATCACCGAGCGATCTGGCATAAACAGATCGACGACCTGGAGCTGCGGATCCTGAAATTGCTGCCCAGGCCAATATCTGATCCCGAGCAGCCTGAAAGTCGTCCGGTAATTTCAGACGAACAACCTGATCAATTGGGCGGATCGTGAAGCCCTGAAACCGGCAATTTAGCCGACGTTCGCCGCCGGTCGCCGACACTCGACGCCGGTCCCAACGGCAGGGCCTTGCCAGGCCGCTCACGGCCCGATAAACGCCTCGATCAATGAGGCCGTTCTTATCGGTTGAGCCCGTGAAACGGAAGGTCCGTTTCCAAACGCATCCGCGATCAGGGATCGCGACCGCATCAGCAACCGGTTTTTCCATCATCGGAGGAGTTATTCCATGAAACGAGCGCAGGGCGCCGCGGGGACAGGCGAGTCTGAACAACCCACATCACGAACACCATCGCAACCGCCACCCGAAAACGGAGCTGGCGAAACGATCGAACGACCAAACCGGGACGAGATTCCCCTGGTCAAAAATCCGGATCGCCTCAAAACGATCCTGCAAGGTCTGGACGTGCCGGCGGACATTATCGCCGGGACTACCGCTGGCCAGGCAGGCGCTGAGGAGCCCGAGGGCGAGCAAGCCGAGGGCGAAGAGCCCGGAGCGGAGCAAGCCGATGGCCAGGAGCAAGCTGAAACGGAAGGCGACGGCGAAGCTGAAACCGACGGCGAAGAGGAAGCGCAGGGCGCCGAATCCGAGCAGGAAGAAGAAGGCGAAGCCAATGAGGAACAACCCGAGACCGAGCGGCCAATCAACGAGGATTGGCCTACGGACGCCAAGGCCCAGGTACTGGACGGTCGCAAGAAATTGCGAACCCGCACCAGGGAATTAGCCGAGGCGACCACGTACATCGGACGGCTTGAGGCCAGGGTGCAACAGCTCGAGGCGCAACCGCCAAGAGCAGTCGCCCCGACCTTCCACGATCCATTACCGGACGTAATGACCGAAGCGCAGCTGCAGGCCGCCATCACGCAATGGAAACGAGCCAAACGCTGGGCGGAAGATCACACGGACGGCGCCGAGAAAGGCGAGAAAGATCCGGACGGCAATGTGCTGACCGAGGATATGAGCCCGGAATCAGTCCGCAATTTTAAGCGGGCAGCCGAGGACGTGCTCGATGAAGGCGTGCCCAGGAAACAGCAATGGCTTCAGCAAGCGATCGTTTACAGCAAGGAAGCAGTCCGGCTTTATCCGGAACTGTTCGAGGACAGCCCGGAGAGCCGTGAAGCGGCCATGATCTTGCGAGATCTGCCGGAGGTAAAGCGATTCCCAGATTTTCTGATCTGGATTGGCAGGACGGTGACCGGAAGGAAACCGACCCCGGCCAAAGGCAAGGAGAAACCGACCAGGATCAACGGGAAACCGTTGAGCAAAGCGGCTGAGAAGATCCTGAACGCACCGCGTTTTACGCCGGCGCCAGGAGCGACCAGGGCCCGATCGGTGGAGACCGGAGCCGGACGCAAAGAGCGGGGAAGTGGAGCGAGTGACGGGGAACTCAAAGAAGCCAGAGACAAGGCCATCGAGACAGGCGGGACGGAGGAAGGCTTACTCGGATTGATCAGAGCCAGCCGGTCCCGGCAACAGTCCCAGGCCCAGGGAGGACGACAACCCGCTCTGGTATGAAACGCAGTCAATCAAGAAAGGGAATAACTGAGGCAAATTGCCAGCAGTAACCACGCAAAATCAGGTCGTACGCGAGGACCTGAGTGATGCTTTAATTTTAGCGGACGTGCGGAATACGCCGTTCACATCGCGTCTGCGCAAGGGAGACACGCTAGAAAATATGTTCTTCCAGTGGCCCGTCACCCAGATGGGCAACCGTAACACGACGCCGCCACCTGAGAACCAGGACGTGATCACGTTCGAGGGCGACCAGGAGGACAAGCTATTTAACCGTGCCCAGGAATTCAATCGCACACCCAGGGTGAGCAAAATCGCCCAGCGCGTGAATAAAGCCGCGGGCAACTTCGGCAAGTACGACCAACAGGTCACGAAGAAAGTGCTCGAGCAAAAGAGGGACGTGGAAACCGTCCTGCTCTCGAGCCAAGATAGCGCCGATGACACCGGAACCGTAGGAGCCAAGATGCTCGGGATCGCCCGAGTGGTTAACGACGGGACGCTCGCCTGGAGCGATGCGTTGACCACAATCAAGTCCACCTATCGGACGCCGACGGCGCAGATCTACACCGGGACGCTTGCCAACCTGAACGACGAAGCGCAGCTGATCAGCATCATGAAAAGCCGCTTCGACAATCTGGGGCAAACCACCGATCTGGTGCTGTTTGCCGGCAGCTCGTTGAAGGTGCAGATCTCGACCTACTTCGGCAAATATTCGCCAAACAAGGCCAACTTCACCACGGTGGTCCGCACCACCCAGGAGGCGTTGGATAGCCGCAAATACGCGGGCTACGGGATCGACGTGTTCGAGGGCGACTTCGGAACGTTCGAGATCGTGCTGGTCCCCTTCATCGAGGACCAGAAATGGGGATACGGGCTCAACATGGAATACATGAAGATGCGGCCGCTCATGTATTGCGAGCATACGCCGCTGCCGTTCCAAGGCGGCGGGATGAGCGGGCTGATCGACTCCATTCTCGGGTACGAGTTTGGCGATCCGCGCGGGCATTTCAAAATCGCAGCCACCTAAGAAAGAGAGAGAAAAAGATTAAGATATGCCAAAGCTAATCCCATTAAGTAACAACGAGCGGACCGGGCACGACTTCACCCATTTAGCGGTGTTGACGGCCAACGATCTGACCCAGGCAACGGCGAACACGGCGCAAGTCGTTAATTATCCGTTGCCGGTGGACGCGGTCATCGAGAAATCGGCGGCCCGTTTGATCACGCCGTTTGAGGATCCCAGCGACGCGGCCTTTAACTCGACCACGGTCGACGTGGGCGATACGGGCAGCGCCACCCGCTGGTTTACCGCCAAACAGGTGAATAAGAACGGATCGTTCATCGCGGCCGAGCAATTCGCGGCGGCCCTGGGCGGTCCGTACGCAGTGGCTCAGAACTTTGCCATCAACTTCAACAGTATGGCGGCGAAGTCTCTGGTGAACCTGAAAAAGGGCGAGCTGCACGTGTTCGTGAAACTGACGACTCCGAAGGATCTCAGTCTCGCGCAACCGGCGACCACGCTCACGAAGTAAACGAAACCCTTCACCGAAGAATTACAGGCGCCAGGATGGAAAGCCAAGCCACCGAGAGGTTGGAAATCCTGGCGCCATTTCTTTCCAAGTCCGTCCTGAACGAGCTCTGTTCAGGCCGGCATTGGGCAGAATACCGGGAGCGTCGGATCCAAGTGCTCCAGGGCCAGGTCCAGTTCGGGATCTTCGCCCAAAACCGGATTGCGCGTTACACCTCCCGGTGCAGCACGCGATTCGTGGAAGGCCTGGGCCAATGGAAGGCCTGCATCGATCCGGATCTCTATTTCGCCGCACGCGCCAAGTACGGCGAGGATTGCTGGAAAGATAAAGATTTTCTGAACGACACGTTGAAGAAAACGCCCGAGTGCCGGGTACCGGCGCCGGCGCCACGGCTTCATCGGGTCCAAGGATTCAAAAAGTCCAGACACCTGGACCGACCCATTTCGGCGCCGGCAAATGGTGCGGCGGGAGATCCGCCGACGGCGTTTAGAGGAGGCCACGATGATGCCGGACATTCTGCGCTGGCCCCCAATTTTGAGCCCATGAAACAGCCGGCGCCGGAGGTTTTAACACTAATCCAGGAGAACCCATGACGAAGTTTATCACCCTTATTTTGACAGCCGCGATCGCAGCCAACGCGTACGCGGACAATCCGAACGTTACCGTGATCAATCCCCCGACGCGGCCGGCCAACGTGCGTGTGGCTTCGACGATCCCAACCGGAGCCAACTTTAAGACCGGCGCCAGCGGGAACGTAGCGGCGAGCTCCGCCGCGGCGACCCTGGGCGCAGTCGCCGGCAGGACCAATTACATCACCGGTTTCCAGCTCACCGCCGCCGGATCGACTGTGGCCCTGGTGGTCAACGCCACCGTGACGGGGCTCGTGACCGGGACGCTCACGTACACATTCGTATTTCCGGCTGGCGTAACCGCTCAGGCCACTCCGCTAATCGTCAATTTCGATAATCCGATTCCTGCGAGCGCCGTGAATACGGCGATCACCGTGACATTGCCATCCGGCGGCGCCGGGAACACGAACGCCGCGGCCAACATCCAGGGATTCGATCAGTAAAGGAGCTAAGGGTGCGGACCGTTACTTTCCAGTCCGTTTTCCAGGGTGTGCTGCGCCGGCATGGCCTGGATCCGACCGGGGACGCGATCACCATGGATACCGGAGAGGCGATCGCCGAGAAGATCAGCCGCCGGGCCGGATACGGGCTGAAACAATGGGACTTCCAGGAGTTCAGTCACACGGAGGAACGGGCGTTTCGATCGATCTGGAATAATACCCGGCAATTCCTACGCGTGGGCGACAACGGAGCGCCGGACGAATTTTTCTACATCGGGACCCCGATCATCCAGTTGTCGGACCAGGGTTATTACAAGGTCAAATCGACCGCGCCGAGCGACCCGCCGGTGGGAACGCTTCCCACGAACACCACGTATTTCGATCCGCTAACGCCAGTGGACACTTTTATCGAGCTGGACCAGACGTGCCGGCGCACGATCGGCCAGGTCCTAGGCATTTACCGGGCCAATCCGCGCCTGGCCGGCTGCGGATTCTGTGGCCTGCCATTCCGGCCGAGCGAGAAAGGGATCGACGTGTACGGCGGACCGGGACCGACCGTGTTCGTCCATTACATGCTGCCCCCGCCGAAGTTTACGATCTTCCCGTATATCCCAGGGAAAACGAACGAAGCCGGCGAAAGGGTGTTTTTTCCGGAAACTGGCGAGTGTTACCGCGCCCTGGGACCGACCGTAAACCAGGATCCGACCAACCAGAATTTTTGGGCAATCGAGCCGATGCTCGAGGCGCTGGCGGCTTTCGTGGAAGCCGGCGCATACGCGGATTGTTTGCGGGAAACGTTCAGGGAAGGCGACGAACAAGTGCGCCTGGCGCGAGCCCAACTCGCCGAATCCGAAGCCGCCGCGTACCTCGAAACCGAGATCGACGCGCTCCAGGCCCAGGGACAGACGTATTACTATAATCTTTTCTGGTCACCCTGGTGGCGCCGTGGCGTCTGCGTTTCGCAGCCGTGGAGCGGAAGCACCGTGACCACATTGAGCGATGTGTGCGAGCAGGATTACGTGGTGCCGCCCACGCCGACGCGGTCCCAGGTGGTTTGGGAATTTCATCCGGAGATCAGCTCGTTGCTGGGCTCCCCGCACACCCTGGAAGGACTTGCGACACGCAACTGGCTGCCCGGCTCTCTGGTCGAGCTGGTGATCACGTTGAGCGGTGTACGGTCCCGACAGACCTGGCAGCTCGTGACAGGGCCGTCCGACGCATCCGATCCCGGCCAGGTGCGCCCGGCGGACTACGACTCTCTAAATAATGACAAGCATTGGGTTCAGGTAACATGAAGAAAACTATCTTGCTCTCGATGGCCATTGCGTGTGGCCTGCTGGTTGTCGCCCGCGCCGGGACTCGTACGATCACCCAGGACACCGTCACGCATAAGATCATCAAACCACCGCACTCTAATAGTGCCTCGTTTGATCTTGATTGTACCGACGTGACTACCAACTGCGGCGGAGGCGCTGGCGGCGGCGGGACACCAGGGGGCACCAATACGCAACTCCAATTTAATAACTCGCTGACCTTTGGCGGGATCCCGTTCGCGACCTACGACGGCAACACAGTCACATTCCGTACCGGCTCGAGGTTTACCTGGGCCGACGTGGTTGACGCCACCAAGAAGGTCCAAATCAGCCTTGGCGCCTTTAGTACGGCAACTGTGAGAACGCTTAACGTCGCCCCCAGCGCGGACTCAGTGACCGTCGTCCCATCTACAGCTCCGGCGCATCAGTTTGCAACTGGAATCGGGTCCGGCGGCCTGTTGACGTTCGCACAGCCGCTGTTCTCTGATATCAACGGACTACTGGCCCTGGCACAGACCGGTATGAATACCGGGAAGCTAATAGGTCGATCGACCGCCAGCTCCGGGCCAATGGAAGAGATCGCTGTTGGCGCAAATCTCACGCTGAGCGGTGGCACGCTATCGGCCACCGGCGGCGGCGGAACTCCTGGGGGCAGCAACGCGCAGTTGCAGTTTAATAACTCAGGCGCGTTTGGCGGAACGGCTGTCTTAACGTTGGACGGGAGCAATAACGTACTGGCGCAAGCCAACAAATTTTACATATCCGACACATCGGATCCGACAAAGCAGATCCGATTTAGCACAACCAATATCCCGACAAGCTCAATCTTCCAGGTGAGTATCGGCGGAAGCGGTAGTTGGACAGTTATCCCGGATTCGGGTGCGCCCAACAATTTTCTGACAGGAATGAGCAACGGGATCTTCACCAAGGCGCAGCCGAGCTTCTCTAATATCTCCGGGTCCTTGACTGGCATTGCGCAAAATAATCTTCCGGTGGGCGGCCAGATTTGGGTGGACCAAACTAATGGCCTCAACGTGACTTGCGCGAAAGGCAACCTGGCTCGGCCATGCGCGGATATACCCACGGCGTTTTCAAAGGTGTCGGCCGGAGACATAGTTTACGTAGGCCCTGGGACATTCGGGCAGGGCGCTACGCCGCTCGTGATCCCGGCAGGCGTAACTCTTATAGGAGCAGGTCCTGATTATACGATCATTACCGGCTCAGTCGGAACTACGCGAGCGGTACTGGAGCCATCCACGGCTAGCGCCGTCTACGGTCTGACCGTTCAGAACCTGGCGGCCACCGGGGCCGTATTCGGTGTTGGCGGAGGTAGCGCGGCTTTCACTTCGGCATACGCGGCAGGGATAAAACTCATCGGAAACTCGGACTGCATTTATCTGAACAAGCCGGGTACGACCGGTCTGGTAATGGAAAACGCGAACCTGCAAAGCCAGTTCGACACTTTGTTTTGCGGACAAGGCGGAACATTCACTTTTCGGAATTGCGATTTCTATGCGGATGGTTCGCCGAATCCGGCAGCTCGCAACATCAACGTGGCGAACGGGACGGTCCTGTTCAGAGACGGCTCGCTTACGGCCATCAATTCTACGGGCACGAATGTGGCGGTGAACGCCAGCGGTGCCTCCAGTGTGGTGGAGCTGCACAACGTAGCCATCACCCGAAATTCAACAGGATCAGTCAACTTCGATCTCCAGCAAGCTTCCAGCGCGGTGATCAAGAAGGATGGCGTAGCCAGGACAGATGGCTTGATGTTGTCCAATAACGGAACCATCACGGAGCTCATCAACACCTATCCGGGCAACATCGGTATAAGCGCAGCTTCAAAACTGCTAGGGACCGGATCCGGGAGTAACGGACCGGCCCAGGAGATCACGCTGGGAACGAATTTATCCATGAGCGGCAACACGCTCAACGCCACCGGTGGGGGCGGCGGGAGCCCGCCAGGCGGTTCGGACACTCAGGTCCAATATAACAAGACAGGCGCTTTCGCAGGTGACGCAGGGCTCACCTATAATGATTCAACAGACGCCCTTACGGTCGGCGGCCAACTAACGATCGGAGGCGGTAACATCTCGCTGACAACCGACGACGCGACCAACAACGCTGTGACCACGATTGTCGCAGCAACGCATAACACTACCGGCAGCCCGGCAGCGGGGCTTGGAACGGGATACGATTTCAAGGCCGAGAGTTCAACCACGCTGGGGCGAATCCAGGGACAAATCCAGACCGCCTGGAGCGATGTTACCGATGCGACGCGAACGTCTTACATGGTTTTCCGGCTTAACAACGCCGGATCGGTGGCAGAAAAGGCCAGGTTGTTTGCTTCGGGAGGGTTTGCGGTCAATAACACGACGGATCCCGGCGCCGGCATCATCGAAGCAGGCCAGGGTTTTTGGGCGGGCAACTCCGCCGCGACCAGCGGGAAGATCCTTAAAAGCGACGGAGGGAAATACACCAATTCGACCGAGACCTACGCAGCCCCAGGAACGGCCGGCAACAGGCTTATCTCAGACGGGATCAACTGGACGGCTTCGCCAGGGACAGCGAATCCAACCGCGTTAGTAGGTCTCGCGGCCGTAAACGGAACTTCCACCAACACGACCCGAGCGGACGGGGCCCCAGCCCTGGACCAGGCAATCGCGCCGGCGTGGACGGGCGCTCACAATTTCAACGAAGCCCGAACGATCGCGTCTGGAGCATCCGCAGTCTTGGACGATGTAAAAGTTGCGGCTAACACCACGACCGTAACCGGGACAACAAACGTCACTACCGCGAAAGGCTTTAACAAGGTCTCGATTTATAAGCCGACCATCACCGATTCGTCAGCGGTCACGATCACGAACGCGGCCACGCTTTACATTGAGGATGCGCCGGCGGTGAGCGGATCTGCGGTTATCACGAACCCTTACGCGCTATGGGTGGGCAACGGTAACACGAAGTTAAACGGCACGCTCACGATCGCCGGCGGCACCGTGAACGCGGGGACTGGATTTCAGATCGGCGGAGCAGCCGCGAACGGGCAGTTCCTACGGGGCAACGGCTCTAACTTCGTCTCCTCGACCTACACAATTCCAGCTACGGCTGGGACGCTCGGATATCAATGGATCAGCGATAGCACCAACGTTACGGCCCAGGCGACCGGAATTAACAACGCCAGCACCGCGGACCAGACCGGATTTGCCAGTGACACCTATCTGACCGGATCGGCTATATCAGTGGGCGCCGGCGATTTCAAGGCGAAAGGTGTTTACCATTGCAGTTTTGACATGGCCAAGACGGCGGCCGGGACCGCGACCTCAGTCGTAACCGTGAGAATTGGGACCACCGCAAGCACGCTCGACGCCGCACGTTTAACTTTTACTTTCGGAGCCGGGACCGCGGCGGCTGATACAGGAACCTTCGATCTCACGGTTGTTTTCAGGTCCGTGGGAAGCGGCACCTCAGCCGTGGTGGCCGGTTTCATCAAAGCCCAGCATAACCTCGCTACTACCGGTCTTTTTAACAACGCCGCGGCCTGGACGATCGTGCCGGCTGCTTCCAGCGGATTTGATTCCAGCGCCGCGACAAAGATCGGAGTGAGCTTTAGCGGCGGAACTTCGTTCAGTGGAACTAACAGAGCTGTAATATCATGGATAGATCAACCCACACCTTAATTTTAGTCGCGCTACTGTGGGCGAGCAACGCTTTCGGAGCGTTCACTTATTATCGATCGGTCACGATCGACTCGAGCAAATGCGGCGGGAGCGATTCGCTTAATTTTCCGGTCCTGTTTAACACCACGGACGCCAGCTTAAAGACGATCGGCAACGGCGGGCACGTAGCTAACTCGAACGGATACGATATCCGATGGTACTCGGATTCAGGTCTGACCACGCCGTTGAATTACGAGCTGGAGCGATACAACGCGTCTACCGGCGAGTGCGTGTTTTGGGTGAAGGTGCCGACGGTCTCGCACTCGAGTAACACGATCATCTACATGGCGTACGGGGACTCTGGGCTTAGCAGTGATGGTAGCTCGAGTTCGACCTGGGATAGCAATTATAAGGCGGTTTATCACCTAAAAGACGGTACGACTCTTTCTCTCACGGACGCTACAGGCGGGAACGACGGGACCGGATCCGGCACGCCGACGGCCGTGGCTGGACAGATGGACGGCGCCATGCACCTGGTCCGGGCGACTCACCAGAACTTTTCGATTGCCAACGCCACCGACATCCCGGTGGACACAGCCTGGACCGTATCCATGTGGACTAACATCGCGGGCGGTTACGCCGGCGGCGACGATTTCGCAGCGATGTGGGGCGGGAGCGCGAACAACGGGCCGCACATCGGCTACAAAGATAACGGCTTTACGCAGCCGCAGTTTTTCGTGGCGATCTGGGGCGGCGACGAAGCAAAGGATCCGAGCGTGGCCACGACTGGATGGAAATATATTTGCGCCACCTGGGACGGGACCAGTATCAAGATGTATGTGGGCGGCTCCCTGGTCGCAACGACCGCGAGCACGATCGCCGCCGCGGTGGGTTATAGTGCTAACGTCGGAACGGATAACCTGGGCGGCGGCAACGATTACGATGGCGACCTGGACGAGGTGCGCTTTTCCGCCACGGCCAGGAGCGCGGACTGGATTACGACCGAGTATAACAATCAAAATTCGCCGAGCACCTTCTACACGCTCGGCAGCGAGAATCCGATCTCCCCGCCGGGCTCGACCACCAGCACGATCTCGGGCTCGGGCACAACCGTAATTAGCGGAAGTGGGACCACCACGATTTCGCCATGAGTAAGTGGATCGTCATAACCTCGATCCTGTTATTCGTTACCGGATACGCGTACGCGGTCACCTGGAATTCCGACGGATCGCTAGCCGACGTTCAATCCATTCATAACAATTTCGCCGCTAATGGCGATACCATCACGATCCCTAACACTCCAGGCGTGTCATATACCTGGAGCGGAACGCTAACCATCACCAAAGCTATAACGCTTCAAGGAAGCAGCACCGCGGACCCTCACTGTGGCGGAGGAAGTTGGGCAAACGCTGGAGTATGCAAGCAGCCATTCCAAGGGGATCCCCCGCCGGGGACTCACGTCGATAATTCCAAGATTATCGATAATCAGACTCATCAATTAATTCAGATCAATACCACGACCGGGGCCCTGGTCCGGATAACAGGAATCTCATTTCTAGCAAGCGGAGCGAATCCGCAGTCCGCGTCCGTAATCCAAATTGGAGTAGATGGAAACGGGAGCACGATCAATGCTCCAACCACGCCGGTAAGAGTGGACCATTGCTATTTCGGTCCGATTAACGTGGTGGCTAACATCATTTGGAATACCGCCTATAACTACGGCGTCTTCGATCACAACGTTTCAGTCTGCGAACATGGAGTAATCCAAAACGGGCCGGGCCGAGCGGGAGACCAGGGCGACGCCGCTTTTGAAAACCCGGTCAATTTTGGCGGGCCACAGTTCTTCTTCGTAGAAGATAACTGGATCAAGCACGGCGGCGATATCGTGTGGGGCGGTAAAACCGTTTTCCGATACAACCATCTCCATGGCGAGACAACGCTAGGGCCGCCAGCTCCGGGCACAGTCGTTGGTGCGGTCCTGGTCTGTCACGGCACAGGGAGACAAGGAAACGGCCGTGGCGGCAGGGCTTACGAGGTTTACAGCAACGACTTCCATTGGAATGACAGTAACAAGACCATGGACGGCTCGGATACAGGTAGCGCCTATTGGTATAACAACACGTTCGACAACAACCATAAAACCATCGGCACAGGAAACGGAGAGGCGATTGACATTGCCTGTTACAGAATGGGCCTGGACTGGAATAGTCCCTATTTCACCGTCAACGGAATCCCCGGCCAGACCTGGGACCTGATGGCCACTGAATCCGATGGAACTCATGTGGACAATCATTCGACGTTCGTGTTTGCGAGCGGAGTGCTAACAGCGGGATCAAATGGACAGGTAACATTTCCCGGCAGCCCCGGCTGGATCACGGACCAATGGCAGGGATACGTGGTTAGACGTAGTAGCGGGCAATCCGCCGGAATCACAGGGAACAACGCGAACACGTTGTTTTTATACAACGTAGGATTCCCAACTGGATGGTCGGCGGGGCAAACCGCCGAGATAGTTAAGCCGCTGAATTACCTCGACCAATGCGGACGGGGCTGGGGTGGTCACATCAACCGAGCTTCTCCGGCTTATCCAGGATCGAATCCGGAACCTCTGTATTCGTTTAACAACGTCAATCTCGATAACGGCCAAAACATCAATTACAACAACGCGGATTATCTTAAGATCGCATCGATCGAGGGGATTGACTACTTCCAGAACACTCAGCTACCGGGCTACGTTCCGTATTGCTACCCTCATCCGCTTGTGAGCGGTAATCCCTGCACAGGTACGCCGACACCTACGCCTACAGCGAGTCCTACGGCTACGGCTACGGCGACGGCCACACCTACTGCCACACCTACCTCCACACCCACCGCGACCCCTACCGCAACGGCCACGATCGCGCCTCCACCGGTCCGGCCTGAACCGCGCCGCCGAGCGCACAAACCATGGTAGCACTCTCACTTCCAGGAATGCACATACACGAAAATGGAAACAGAAAATGGTGGCACGGACTTGCTCCATACGTGCTCGGGGCGTTCATCCAGGCCTTGTTTTGGACCGGCGGCCTACTGGTGGGCATGGGAAGGAACGCGCAGAAGAATGATGAGTGGGAGAAATGGCGGACAGAAGCCACGGCCGCGGACCGGATCCACGACTCCTATGGGAGCAAGATCGAGAACAATATATCGGCCCTGGCCCGCCACGAGCAACGCCTGGACAAGGCCGAATCGCAGCTGGCCAAGATCGACGTGATGGCCTCGCAGATCAGCCGGATCGAAACCGACGTGCACGATCTCAAACAACAACACAACGGCAACAAATGAAATGGAGAACATACGTAGCCTTGTTTCTCGCTCTCGCGACCGTGAGCTGCACATTGGAAGTGAAACCGCTAGCGCGACGATCGACGCACCGGGCCACGCACCGGCGCGCCGCGCCGAGCGCACCAGCGCCGCGGCGGAAAGCTGCCAAGGACGATTCCACGCTGGTGGGCGCCGATTGGGTCAAGACCTATAAAGCCATGGAAGCGCAGTTTAAGTACTCCATCCCCGACGATGCGAAAATTAAAGCAGAAGGCGCACAATTTCGCGTGCCTAGGACTGTCGTTAATCACTTTAACGACATGGCCAAAGCCACACCCCCAGCCCAGCAATGACGCCATGAGAAACGTAAAATTCCAACAAGTGCTATGGGACGTGGCCTACAAGATGGGCATGGATCCTACCCGCGATTTTCTCCAGGACCAGGCGGACGCCCTGGCCACCTATGCCAACGGCTGGGTTCGCCGGTTGTACGACGCGCAGGACTGGCCGGACTGGACCAAGATCAAACAAGTCCCGGTGCCAGTGACCCACATCGTGCCTTACGACGACAATGCCGGGCCGCCGGGAAGCGTGGTGTCGCGGCTCACCTACGGCCGGGTGCTCAAGGTTTACCTACTGGATCCTACCACCACGCCCTGGCCGATTGATACGCCGTTTCGGTTGCTCGAGAACGGGATCCACGTCGGATTCAGACACGGTCCAAGCGTCTGGATTAAATATCTCTCGCCCTGCCCGCAGTTCACCGCCACGCCGTGGGACAGTAATAGAATCTATGCCAAAGACGAGCTCGCGTATTCGCTGGTGACCGGGGAATGTTACAAGAGTAAGACCAACGGTAACGTGGGCCACGACCCGGCCGGCGACAGTATCACCCAACCGCCGCCGCTCACAGTAGAAATCACAGCAGAGCGCACGCTGGGCAACGCAGGGCTGCCAGGGCAAACGGAGATCCTGGATATCTTTATCAACCGAACGCTCAGCGCGAGCAGCCTGGCGACGCTCCCGGATCCGCCACCGGCATTTAGCGAATTCGACATACAGATCCTCGACTCAACCGGCGCCATCATCGGCCAGGTGGCGGAGAACGGCGACGGGATCAAGACGATCGACGACATAGGTGCTTTGCTCGTGGCCGATTTACTTGGCCAGGTGGGGCTGAGCGGGTTTACGATTACTTACAATCCCACCACGAAATCGATCCGGCTCGCGCACGCTTCGGTGTTCGTGAATGGCGTATCCGGTTACAATCCAGGGACCGGCCTGATCCTGTATCCGTTCCCGGTCACCCAGGTCCAGCCATACATCATGCCGACCGGATCGTCCCTGGGCACGCCGCAGGTGACCCGGCTCAGTATCTCCGAAGGCCAGGTGATCTCGGGCGCCACGTATCAACTTGTATTTCACGGCTCGGACGACGCGGAGCACCTGGTCCAATACACCTCGATGCCGCTCGACTCGGGGCCGCAGATCCTGGCCGGCCTGGTGGCAGCCATGTCGGCCGCGCAAGCGCAGGATGCTTTCTTTACCGGGATCAGCTCGCAATTCGATGCCGCGGCGCCGGCGCTCGATTTTTCATCCCAGGACACCATGGGCCTGGCCGCGCTCACGGTGCCGCCGGGCTCAACAAATTGGGAGACTGTGTCGTTTCCGTTCTGGCTACTGGACCAGGTGGAGCGCGGGATGCTGGCCGACGTGATGGCGGAGCAAGGCCAGACCGACAAGGGCGACGGCGAAGAAGCCAAGGTGCCGGCCGAGACAGCCGCGACGGCTGGCCGGATCCTGGCGCCACAGTTCGATCCGCTCACGGACCAGCAAGCGCCCAAGACGCGTTACGGGAGGTAAAACATGATTCGATTTTTGAAAGGCACTTATTTCGTGGTGGACGCGTTTGCGATCCAGGATTTCGAGGCGATGCCGCTTGGTCCGATCGAAGAGTTGGTCGGCCAGATCACGATCGGCGACTGCTATTTCGAGCACGAAACTTATTTCTCGAGGTAACGCGATGGCGGACGCAGAAATCTATAACAAAGGCGGGACCGATAAGACGGAGATCTTTAACGTCCGCGCCGGCCGGGTCCAACCATTCCAGGCGCCGGGGTGGACCGATTTACGATTGGCCTTGTTTCTGTCCCTCACCAAAGCCGCGAACGACGACGACCCGAGCGGGCTCACCGAAACGATCGGCGGCGATTTTACCTTGCGGTACGATCGCTACACTATCGGCTTAACGGACCGAGAGACCGGGACCTCGTTTATCGGATACACCAACTTCGGAGCGGGCCACCCAGACGGCCAGACTCGCGGCCGGAGCAAGCTAGTCTCGAGCGACGCCGGGATCGGGACTTCCAACGCGAATTTCTGGCGGCCTAAGAACGAGCTCACCGATGTGACTGGCAACGTCCAAATTATCGAAGGCCCTACGGTCCGGGCCCGCGGCCGGGACGACGGTTGCCAGATCCATCTGCCACAGAACCCCGCCGGCGCTGGCGGATACGCCACATTGCTGATGATCCGGCTTACCAGGCCCACGCCGGATTCGCGGGTGATCACCGCCACGTTCAAATCGGACTTGGTGAACCATAACGGTGACGTGCTTTACACCAACAACCCGGACGACGAAGCGATCAAGACCAATCTGCAAGCGTTCCCGACTAACGTGCACCAGCTGGGCCCAGTAGAAATGACTCACGTGCCTTCAGTGTTGCTCTTGTACTGGCCGTTTAGCCTGTCCCGACTTCGTTGCCACAACCAAGGAATAGAGAAGAAGAGAGAATGACACCCGAACTAGCAAAACACGGATTTCTAAGACAGACCGCGAGCGAGGACGACGGGAGCGGATCGATGGGGCGATTCGTCAGCGAAATCCTTTTCGCATGGTCGATCGCCGCGTCCGTTTATTACCAGATCACGCATGAGGGGAATCTCCCCGACGCTGGCACCCTGATCGCGATCGGGACCTTTTGCATGTTGCCATACACGGCAAGCAAGACCGCATCCGTCGTTACCCGGATCAAATCAGGCGAGGGCGACGCCAAACCATTAGAACCAACTAAACAACAACCATGAGAGCAATCATTTTAACCGGCGGTCTGTTTGCAATCCTGAGCGGGTGCGCAAAGACCACTTACGTGGCGGCGCCGAGCGTGGCCCCGGTCCAGGCCGCGGTATCAGGAGCGGCTGCCAAGAACCAGCAAGCCCTGGAGATCGGCGACCGGGAGGACCGGAAAGCGGTCTTGATCGATCGCTGGCTTGAAACGCATAAACCGAAGGTCGGTCCATGAAACGAGTCGCTCTAATACTAATCCTGGCCATGGCGGCCGCGGCGCTGCAGGCCCAAGCACCAAGTGACGAGGACATCTCCAAGCTCAGCTGGGGCGAGATCCAGGCCACGGTGAAACATCTGATCCAGCTCGGCGAGGACCGGAAGAAGATCATGCTCGAGCAGAAAGATGATCTCGCGAAGGCGCACCAGGAAGCGGCCGGGCTCCAGACGAAGATCGACGGGATCGCCGCCGAGCGGGACGCCTGGAAAGACGCGGAGAAGAATAGCGAAGTGAAGATCGAGAAACAACGCAACCAGATCCTGATCCAGTGGGGGATCATCGGCGCGATGGTGCTCAGCGCGGCGGCGTTTCTCTATCTCAAAGCGGGAGCGCTGGGACTATGAGGAATGGCAAAGATAAAGAGCTGGAGCGCGACCCGATCGCCCGATACTGGCTCAAGCTCACCAAGCACGCCCGCATGGAAGCCGGGCACAAGAACCGCACCGCATTGTCGAAAGCGGTCCGGATGAAGAAGGGAAATTTTCGTTATCTGATATGACCAGAAAAACGCAGATCCAGGCGATCCAGGGAATCCTGGGCGTGAAACAGGACGGAGCCTGGGGCCCGCTTAGCCAGGCCGCGTTTACCGAGCTGATCCAGGGCCCGGAAGAATTGCCAGAAGGCGTGCACCCGGTGATCGCCACCAGCTTCGCCGACCCGGCGGACGTGGCCGCGTTTCGGTTGTGCAAGGGTCAGGGGAAAAGCGACGAAGAATGTTTCAGGGTCGGAGATAACGGGATTGGCTATTGGAAGGATTCGACCGTCATGGGAAGCGGGCCGGCTGTCGCGTTGCCTCCCGAGGATCTCATCGAGACCTGGGGCTCGCTCTCCGCCGCGCACCGGCAACCGGTCCTGGTGAAAGCGAACGGACACGGTGTGATCGCCAGGGTGCTCGATACGATGCCGCATCGGAGAAATATCCGCAACGGCGCCGGCCTGGACTGCAATCCAGACGTTTGGAAGGTGCTCGGAGTGAATTTGCCGGTCCGGATCCGGGCGACCTGGCAGAAGGCGGAGGAGGTTGAATTGAATCATGGCTAAGACAAACCAGAAGCCGAAGCGCAAGAGCAAAGGGAAACAACATCCGGTACACGCGCAGTCGTTGATCGAGATGGCGGATAAACTGGAGGCGCACTTAAAGAACCCACAGGTGGACACACGCGACATTCACGTGGTATCGCGGATCCTGATCGACGTGCTCCGCGACGAAGGCAAACGAGTGCAGGGAATCTTAAGGTAAAAGGAAATGGCTAAAATAGGCCGAGGCGTAAGGATCACGACCAACGACACATTTCCCTTCGCGGAAATGGGACACCTGAAACAGGTCGTGATTGCTTGTAGGAACGCAGGGACAACCTGGAAACTCCGGATCCAGGACAAGGCCGGTTCGCCTAAAACAGTGGTGCCGGATTTCACACTCACAGTCCCGACTGACGGAAAACCCATGATCATCGTATTCGACAGCTCGATCCCGATGGAAGGCGGCTTGGATATAATGACGCCCAGCGGCACGCCGGGCGAAGTGAGCGTGTGGATCACAGGAGAGAAACCAGGATAGAAGCCTATGGGAAATCGTTGGGGCGCATTCGGAAGTCGCGACACGCAGCCGCTCACGGACGGCGACCCATCGCCCGGTAACCCCTGGAAAGGGATCTATATGCCGCGGCCTGATGGATCCAACCGGGGCGAGATTCCACCGGGCTACATCTCCGTCGGCGAGAACACGCGATTGATCGGCAACGCATGGCTGCCCAGGCCAGGCACACTGGACCCAGGGGATTTCAATCCGCCTTTTGAAAACCGGATTATCGGCTCCGCGATTTATAGTAATCCGAACGGCGACGAAGTGATGTTGATCGCCACCGCGGAAGCGGACCATATCTGGCAACTCCAATACGGTAAGGACCCAAAACAGATCGGCCTGGCCGCCGGGCAAAATACTGGCAGCATCACGTCGCTTGTCCATTTTACGCAGGCTTTCGACAAGGTGATGTTGCTCCGGTTTCCATTCACTTTCGGAGGACCACTGGTGTGGGACGGAAGCAACGCGGTGGGACATACCTTTGATCCTGTAGCGGCTTCGGGCACTAAAACCGTGATCCCGGCCAGCATCATGGGCGTGCCCTTTCAGGACAGAATCCTGCTTTACGACCCTGGCTATTTCTCCTATCCAGAACGCAACCGGATCATTCAGACCGAGACCGAGGACTACAGCGAGTACGACGATTTCCTTGGAGTCTTTCGGATTAACGCTGGCGAAGGTGACGCGATCACGAGTGTGCTTCCGTATTTCAACTCCGCGGCCATCGTGTTCATGGACCAATCGATCCATCTAATGCAAAACTTCGCCGTGGACCCCTTTCAAATGAGCCAGCGATTGTTAAGCGGGAGCCATGGATCCACGTCGATCCGCCTACCAGTCATGATCGGCCGCGAAGTGATGTTTAGTTCCCGGTCCGGCGCTGGGATCTTCGCGATCTCCGAGGTGATTCAGGACCAGATCGCCGTAGGCCCGACCCCGGTGAGCTGGCAGATCCAACCGTTCTTCGATCGGATTAATTGGAATGAGGCCGGCTTATGGGCCTGCAGCGCGACACTGGAGGAGTACGCTTATTTCGCTTTCCCGATCGACAACCGTAAAGGCGGCTGCAACGCGATCGCGGTGCTTCACACGCCATCGCGGGAATGGCATAGCGCAGGGGACCGGTGGGATGATGAGACTTTTCGGATTAACAATTTACTGGTCACCCTGTACGACGGCCGGAAACGATTGTTCGGGATCGATTACCAGGCCAGCCGGGTTTACCTGATGTATGAGGGCCTGGAGGACCAGATCAATAACGATTCCATCCCGGTCCGGGAACGCTGGGCCAGCCGCGGTTACGGTCGGCCGGATACGTTCAACCGGTTTCAACGGGCACAGCTCGCCATCCGGAGCTACGATCCGCAGGCCACGGTGACCGGAGTAGTGGACGGATTTAACGAGACCAAACCACTGGGGACGATCACCAAAGATCGCCGGCGTTTTTACCTTTTCGGCAAGAGCGATTTCAACCCGGAGACAGACGACCCGGACCAGCCGATGCGGGAAGATTACAGCGTGGGCGACGATTCGGAGTTTGCGATCGAGAATTTCGAGGAGTATCCGGATGGCCCGATCGATTTCCTGAACCCGACGGCGACGGTCTTTATCGGCAACAAACAGCAAACGCTTGAGCCATTCCAGATCCGGCAAAACGGACGGTGGTGCTCGATCGAGGTCGAGAACACTAATGGCGAGTTGGATATCGTGGCCGTGAGCGTGGAAGGGATCTCAACCAGGGAAGGATTCAAGACGCTGGCGTGAACGATCATAAGGTCCATTTCATTTATATCGTGCCGGCGGACAAGGAAGAGATCGGCACCCAGGCGATTGAGAATTGCGCGAAACATCTGCAGGCCTGGTATAAATGGCAGATGAACGGCAAGACGTTCACGCTCGCGAACCCAATCGTCACGGTCTATCACTCGACCCACGAAGCCGCCTGGTTTCCGAATAATCCGGTGGACGGCGACCTGGCCGGCGTTCACTGGAGCCAACCGCTCGACAGTTACATGCTTTACGTGGACACGTTGCCGAACCCTGGCCAACGCGCCGGCGGAACTAAGGCCCGAAACACCGATAGCGGGATCGCCCTGCTCTCCGGCGACGACATCGCCTCTCTCATGGGAATCGCCAACCGTCACAACTGGACACAATGCCGCGCGATCGGCGGGAGCGGTCACGAGCTCGGGCACACCTTCGGCCTGCCGCATCCCGCGAATCACAATCCGGCTGCGATCATGTGGACTGGCTACGAAAGATATCCGGCTTGCATATTACAGGACGCCGATCGCGCGATCCTGGATCTTAATTCGTTTTTCTCCCCAGGTGTCCCGGTGACGCCGCCCCCTGGCCTATGCCCGTTCTCTCGCCTGCCAACCCCGCGAAAACCACCACGCCGACCATGATCACGTCCCAGCGCACCATCCGCACCCTGCGACCCAGGAAACTGCGAGCGATCGAGATCGCGATGCTCCGTTACAAACAGTACGGTATGACCAAGTTTGTTGAGGACTACGATGAGTACACGTTGACTGGGATCCTGATCTCGATGCCGGACCTGTTTATCATGGCCAAGATCATCGACCTGGCCCCGGACGAAGCGAAGGAACAGGAGCCCGCCTGGTTTATCCGGATGGCAGTAGGCAGCACCCGAACGATCGCGGACGCTTTGCCGTGGACCGCGCTCCCGAAGATTTGTTTTTGCCGGCGTAACGACGGCCGGCTGAGAAGTTATTCAAGCAGAAGAATCACTGAACTAGCAAAGCGAGGAGTGAAATAATGGGCGGCGGACCTGATATACCACAGAGAAATTTGACCGACGAGCTGAGCCAGATTTTCGGCTACGGCTACAAAGGGCAGGAAAACCAATATTTAAAGTTCACGCAGAAAGATCCACTACTTGCGGCGGCCTATCCCTTCGCGCTCGGGATGCTCGGTGACACTACAGGGTTAAAGAAAACGCTTACTCAAAACCTGAGCCCGCTCATTTCCAGCCAGCAAGGGATTTATTCCAGTTTACTTCCCATTCTGCAGAGCGGTGGCGAGTTGACCCCTGAGCAAGCCCACGATGTGTCACAGTCAACACGCGCGATCGAAGCGGCACAAGGGAACGCGCATGGTAACCAAGCGTTAGGCACTGAATTATTAAACAGGGACACTGCCCGGCAACAACGGTTTCAAACCGCGCTGGGGCAGGCGTTGGGCCTGTCCAGTTCAGTCTCAGGTTTGACCAATGAACTAACAACCGGACAACAAGGAATCGATACCACCGCGCTAGGCAACGTGCTTAATACCGAGCAGACCGGCGTAAGCAGTTTCTCGAAAGTCACCAATCCGATCCTGGCTTATGCGAGCGATCTGTTCTCGAGTAACCAGAACGCAGCCGCCGCGCAGTCAATCGCAGGGGCGAACAAGAGCAGCGGGAGCATTGGCGGAATCGGGAGCTTGCTCGGATCGATAATTAGCGCGATCCCCTGGAGCGATCGCCGGCTGAAAACAGATATAAGGCCGACCGGGCGCAGGACCAAGGGCGGGATCCCGATCAGCCGATTCAAATACAGGGGAAGCAACCGCGAGTTTGAGTTTCCGATCGCCCAGGACGTGGAGAAACGCCAACCCGATGCGGTGTTGAAAACCAGGTCCGGGATCCGGCGGGTGATCGCGCCGGCGATCGAGGCCGAGTTTACTGAGATTCCGACATTGACGCCCCGGAAATATCTAACGGCGTTGCCGGGAAGGAGAGCAGCATGAACCTGGGCGATTTACTCGGGGCTCTGCCATTGAGCGCGTATACGCCAGGCCAGGGCGATCCGAGCATGGAAGGTGGCTGGGCCACGGCGAGCGGTGCGCCGATGTATCCCATCGAATGGTATCTGTCCGGCAAAGCGCCGTACGTGACGGGCGCAACGGGCGACAAGAAAATGATCGGCCAATGGGTGAACCGGACCGTGGGCGACCAGGTGGTGCCGGTGCAACTAACTGATTACGGTCCGGGCGTCAAAGGGATCGACATCGCGACGACAAACCGGAAATGGGCCACGAATTTCCCGTATCAGGGCCAGACTGAGACTGGATCGATTGCCAGTTATAACAATATGAAATCCGCTCCGTCCCCGGCGATTCCGGGCGGATCCAACCCGGCCCAGATGGGGACCTGGGGCGATTACGCCAAGGCCCTAACCACGCCGACCGCCGGCGAGAAGATTGGAAGCGCGATCGCCCAAGTGGGCAACAAGATGGCTCAGCAAGGACAGCAGGGAACGCAACAAGCGCTGGCCATGTTGCAACGACCCAACCCGTTCGCTGCGTATTTGCGGCAGTTATTGAACCCGGACGGAGCAGGGATATGACCAAGGATCAGGAGGAAGATTTAGAACGTGTACAGAAGGCGGTGGACGAGTTGGGCGAACATTTCGATACCATTCAAATTTTTGCTACCCGCGACGACGGGGGAGAGATCGGCACGGTGAGCTGCAATCTTGGAAGTGGGAATTGGTTCGCGCGATTGGGTCAGGTGGCAGAATGGCTCACGATGCAAAAGGAACGAGCCAGTGAAAAAGTGAGAAGGGAGAACGACGAATAATGCCATTTAACAGCGGAGGTCAAACGTACCAGGGCGGCTCCTACATTTTTCAAGGCCTAAGCAACTTAGGAGACGCGCTGCAGCGCTGGCAAATGATGAACCAGCAGGCCGAGCAAGCCGATCAGCTCATGGAAGCGCTGCACATGACGCCGGACCCGACCGACACGGGGGACCCGAATAACCCGGACAAACCGAAACGGACCATCCTCGATCAGAAATCTTACGAGCGCTACCTGGCGGTGAGCAAAACGCACCGGGCCGCGGCCGCGGCCGGACTCCAGGGGGCGTTGCAAATGTACGTGACCATGCAGAAACAAGCGGACGAACACCGGCTCAACGAAGCGCACGCCAAGTATTACGAGAACCGAATGGACCCGAGAAAAGAGCTGCAGGTGTTCGACAACCCGACCACCAGAACAATCGCGCCGGAGCCAGGCGGACCGCAGTTTACACCGTTCAGCATTTTCCAAAAGAGCCCGCAACAATGGGAGCGAATCCCTGCACCGGGCGAGATCCGCTACGACCCGGAGACCGGTCAGTATTTCATGACCGGCGGGAAGGACATGAAACCGACCCTGATCGATCCGGCCAAAATGGCGACTGCCAATGCCTTGAAACCGAAGCCGAGCCCCACGCCGGCGCCCGGCGGATCCGGCGGCGCGCAGTGGTACAACCCGGCCAGCTGGTTCAGTGGACCAGGGGCTACGCCGACGCCTACGCCCGGTCCGGCGTCGCCGGCGGCACAGGCACCTCCGAGTCCCGTCCCACAGGGAGGAGGCGGAGCGCCGTCCATCTCCGCAGCGCCATCTGCCAAAGTGCACGTACAACACCCGGACGGAACCACAGGCTGGATCCCGGCCGCGCAGCTCCAGACCGCGATCGCCGCTGGTTACAAACAAATCCCGTGAAACCATGGCCGCTCCCGCCATCGATTTTGAACCAGACAATGTCTCCGGGGAAGCCACCACGATAGATTTCGAGCCGGACCAGACGCCGCCACAGGCTTCCACGGCCACGATTGATTTCGAGCCGGACCCGGATTGGACAACCGGCATCGGCCACGTCGGAGGTCCGATGGAGTTGCCGGAACCGAGCGGCGATTTTCGCGGACCGATGACTTCCGGAGCTCTACAGGCCGGCGTGAAAAAGGCGGTGGAGACCGGTCTTTCGTACGGCCCTCCGATCCTGGCCGCGCGTAAACTGCTCCCAAAAGAATCCAAGGTCCGACAGGCGGCCGAAGGCGTGATCGAGGGAGGCGGCGAATTTGCCTCCAGCCTGGCGGAGCCGGAGAACCTGGCGCTCCTGGCCGCGACGGGCCTGACAGATCTGCCGCCGATCGCAGCTCGAGCGGTGAGCGCGACGTTCGCCGCGCAAATGGCCAGCCAATTACCGGATATCTGGAAAGCGTTCCAAAACGCGCCTGATTTTAAAGCCAAGGTTGCCATCGCAACCCAGGGCGCCGCGACGCTCGGATTTACCTCCGGCGCCGCGAAACACGCAATAGGAGGAGAACCATATGCCAGCACGATCACAAGCCCAACGCGAGTACCTGAACGCGAAGTTCGGCCATTCATGGGTGAAAGCCCACCACTTCGACAACCCGGGGAAACTCCCGGAGCACTTGCATCAGAGCAAGAGCCATCACCAGGCGGCGAAACACAATTACAGCCACCCGAGCCAGCGATCGACTTCGAGCCGGAAGAAGTAACGCCCGGTCCGTTGACGACGCCGGCGAAAATCCAGACGCCTGGAGAACTGGAGATCGAGCAGATCCAGGATTCGATCCGTGAACGGGAGCAAATGATCGAGGCGACTCCGGACGAAGATCGGCCTGCGATCGCGGGCGAGCTCGCTAAACTCCGCCAGGATTTAAAGAACGCGCAATTGCGCGAGGACGAACGCGGGCGGCTGGAGAACGCCTGGGCGGTCATTTCCATGGGCGAGAAGTTGCGGATCCAGGACGCCCTACGGGCGCGCGGCGTGACGGACGAACAAATGGCCGGCATGACGCCGCGCGAAGCGCGTGACTTGATCGCCCAGCCGGTGGAACAACCGGCCGTGGAAGAGCCGTCGCCGGCCGAAGAGGAGCCAGTCGCAGCCGCGAAGCCGACGGAATCTCCCGAGGAGCTCGCTGCCCGGCGCGAGCACGAAGCAGAAATGGAGAACCAGCTCCACGGCGCAGGCGCGGAGGCGGGTCCGGAGATCATCGAGGCGGTGAAAGCCGCGGGATCTCTCCCGGCGATCGGCAGCAATGCCAGAGCGCCCTGGCGCGGCGAACTACGCCGGATCCAGGAGATCGCAAGGACGATGTTGAAACCGAGCCAGTACCGAAAACTTTTCTCGAGCAAGGCGCCCGAGCTGGATCGGTTGGTCACCAGCCTGCGCGATTACGGATTTAACATCGAAACGCCCCAGCAATTTTTCGCCGTGATCGAGAAGCGCCTGATGAGTGGAAAAGAACACTACGGCAACCCAGCGAGCACGGGATATGAAGCGGAAGGATTTGCGGCCAGCTCAAATGAGCCGCCGCCAGGCACGGGAGAATTAATTTCCTCAAGCGAGATCCCGTTTAATCTTCGCGGCGAGCAACTAGAGGAAGGGATCAGCGCCGAAGGGATAGCCCGAGCAAAAGCGCAGAGCGCCGCCGAAGCGAAGAAAGCGCAAGCAACCTTTGATTTCAATTATCCGAAATATGAGGGACCTTATCCCGAGCCAGCACCGCCCGGATTCTCGGTTGACCCGCACTTTCAGCGGACTTATGCTTTTAACGATGCAGCGAGAGCAAACTTCAAATCCCTTAAAGGAGAAAAGCTCACCCCTGCCCTCCAAGCTGCCAAGCAATACTTCATCGACAAAGGATACCCAGCCATCCTTGAACGTGTCAGGTATGAGCCCAGGGCAACTGGAGGAGCTGATCGACTCGGATCCGCCGCCGGGCGGACAATCGCGAAGGTAGAAGCGCTGATCCGCGCAAATGGAGGCGAACCGGTTTGGTACCGGAGGACCGACGGCCAAAATTCAAGCGCGAACGGGCTGCACGTCCGAGGTACGAACGAAGTACTACTTGACGCCAATATGCTGGGCCAGGAACCGGTCCTGGACGTGGCAGCGCATGAATTTGGCCATTACTTACGAAGCTCCGCTCCGGATCTCTACCAGAAGTTAGCGAACCACGTGAAGCAGAACCTGGCCCTCGAAAAGTCAGCGCACTACGAGGCCCGGCTCGGGGAATTGGGTTATCATCCGAACCGATATCTACATGAAATCACTGCGGATGTGGTCAAGGATGCGCTCCGAGACCCGGGCAGATTCCGGCAAGCCGTCAACGATAACCTTTTCAACCGTGTCACCGCAAAATTGAAAGAGTGGTGGAACCGCATCCTAGACCGGATCGGCCGCGGCGAACCGGACCGCAATAAATTCGAGGATATCACCAACGACCTACGCGCGACTCGCGACAAGGTGATGGAAACGCTAAGCGAATGGCAGAAGCGCCGGCGTGAAACCGGACCAGGCCCACATAACCATGTCTTTCCATCCAAGGGTCCACTAAACTTCTCCGGAAACGAAGAGCCAGAGCGGATCCAGGCGTCCGGCACAACTGCACCGAAAGCGAGGCGTTGGCCCGCAGCGCCGCCGAGTCCGCAGCCGCCGAGCTCGCCGGCGATCGCGAAAGCGCCAGGCCCTCTATCGAGCTGGTGGAAACAGAAAACACTCGGGATCCGGAAACTGTTTGCACCGCAAACGATCGACGCCGCGGCCGGCATGACGGCCAACGCGATCCGGCATTACAACGCGCGAAGCGCCCAGCTAGAAGCGCGCGCGGATCACGCGCTGGCAGACGCGCGAAGCAACTTCGATCGGAGTCCAGTCCAGCGATCGTGGACGTACGACCCGGCCCGTCCGCTCCCGCGGAATTATCAGTTCATTGATTTCAGCGAGCGCGGCGGATCCAATCTCTCGCCGGCCGACCAGAAATTGAAAGGGCAATTTGACCAGATCCTCAAAGACGCCGTGAACGAAGTGCACCGAGTGGATCCAAACGCGCTCCGGAAATTGATCACGGATTATTTCCCGCACCTGTGGGAGGATCCGGAGGCGGCCAACCGGGTGTTCGCCGACGTGCTGAGCCATCGGCCGTTGCTGGGTTCCCGCGGATTCATGAAACAACGCACCCTGGAATATTTCGTGGACGGATTGAAAGCCGGTCTGCGACCGGTGAGCGATAACCCGGTGGACCTGCTCCTCACGAAACTGCACGAGGTCAATCGGTTTATCGCGGGCAAAGATATCATGGCCGAAATGAAACGGATCGGCGCTCGCAAGTTTGTTTATGCATACGAGAAACCGCCGGAAGGCTGGCGCCAGGTGGACGACCCCACGAGCACCGTGCACGGGCCGCCCTTCGTGACGGTACCGGAAGCCTACGACGAACAGATGCGGGTAAAAACCGTGGAGATTCTGGATAAACTGGGCGTCAAACACGAGCGCCTTGCGAAACTGCCCGGGATGCGCTGGGGCGAATATCACGCTGGCACCACTGGCGGCCAGGGCCCGATCAAAACACGATTTGCCGGTCCGCTGTCGGTGTATTGGCACGAGCTGGGGCACGCTCTCCAGGAACGATACGGATGGATCGATCGGATCGCTCATGACGCCAAGAGCCCGAAGCTCGGTGGCCGCAGCGAGATCGAGAACCAGCTCCGTAACCTGGCAGATTTGCGGGCCGGCGGTCCGCCGGGATCGCCGACGGCGACCGGGACACCGAATTTTCGGAAGTATATCCGGACCAAAGACGAGAAAGCCGCGGTGATGTTGGAGGCATATCTTCACGCGCCGGGCGAAATGCAGCGCGTGGCACCTGACATTTATTCTAGGGTAAAGAAATTTATCGGCGATCACCCGGAGATTCACGGGCTCGAAGAGATTCGGCCGAACCTGGTCCTGGGCGCCGGCGCCAAAGAGATCCCAGTAAACGGCATGGTGATCCTGGGCCATTGGTACAGTCCCGAAGGCGCTGCGCAGGTGGTGGATAATTATCTTTCGCCGGGCTTGCAGCGGTTCGGAATCGTCCGGGCGCTGCGGACGTCCAGCAACATCCTGAACGGGCTGCAGCTGGGGTTCAGTGCGTTTCACGCCGGCTTTACCACGATCGAGCAAGCCGTGAGCACGTTTGCTCTGGGACTCAATTATCTGGGCGAAGGCAGGATCTTGAAAGCCCTGGGTCGCATGGCAGCCGCGCCCCTGGCGCCCGTGGCGAAGTATTACACCGGGAAAGCCGTCCAGACCGCAATGGTCGATCCGCTTTGGGCCGGCAAAGTGAAAGTGCTGGGACGCGATTACCAGCTATCGCCGAAAGGCGAAGCGCTGGTGAACCAGATCGCAGAGCTTGCCGTCAAAGGCGGTCTCCGGGCAACCACGGATCCGTTCTGGAAAACGCAGATCACGCGCAACATGATCCGGGCCTGGCACGAGGGCGGAGTGAAACGCTGGGCCGGGACGCCGTTGCAGCTGCCATTTGCCTTGAGCGAACAAATGATGCGGCCAATCCTGGAATTTCTGGTGCCCAGACAAAAGCTGGGCGCGTTCGCCGAGCTCGCAGAGTTTTACATGCGCCGGCTGGGACCGAACGCCGATATCCACCAGGTCCGCGCGGCGATGGCTCGGGCCGCCGACGCGGTCGAGGATCGCATGGGGCAAATGACGTACGACAATCTCTTTTACAACCGGGCGATGCGCGATATCGCGTTACTGGGTTTCCGGGCGTATGGCTGGCAATACGGCAAGTATCGATCGCTCGGTGGCGGGATCCGCGAAACGCTCCAGACGCCCGGACGCATTGCCCGAGGCGGCGAAATCGTCACGCCGCGGATGGCTTACCTGGCTGCGCTTCCGCTGGTCGCGGGCGGCATTGGATCGGTCATGAATTACCTCAACACCGGCCAGGCGCCCCAGGATTGGCGCGACATGCTAACGCCGCGAACGGGACGACTAGATCGCAACGGAAATCCGGAGCGGCTTTCATTGCCCACTTATCTCAAGGATCTGATGAGCGATTGGCACGATGTTCCGAACTTGAAGAAGATGGCGCGAAGTTTCACTCATAAACTCAACCCAATGTTCAGTTGGGGATATGATTTGTTTAACAACTCGGATTTCTGGGGCACCAAGATCTATAACGACGACGATCCGCTCGTGCAAAAGGCCGCCGATATCGCGAAATACACGCTCCGGACCGCGACGCCGTTTAGTGTGACCGGCCATATGCGATTGCTCGAAGCGCACCCCAGCGTGATGCAACAGGTGCTGCCTTATTTCGGATTCGTGCCGGCAAAACGCGAGCTCACCATGACGGCAGCTCAGCTCCGGGCCAGCGAGCTGATGCAAGACACGATGCCGCGTGGCGCAAGGACCGCGGAGCAAGCCGAGCATTCCAAATTCATTTCAACGCTGATGCGCGATATGAAAGAGCAGGATCCGGAATGGCAGGCGAACCTCCAGGCAGGGCTCGCCTCCGGCAAGATTCGCCCGGACGAGCTCAACCGGCTTTTTAATTCGCTGCCGCTCACGCCGTTCCAATACCAGGTCAAGAAACTGAGCGCCGAAGACGGAATGAAAGTTTGGGACCTCGCGAAACCGGACGAGCGCGACCAGATTCGGACCATCCTGATCCAGAAGATTTGGCAAAGCAAAACCCTCCAGGTCCCTGAGAAAATCCGGCTGCAGGATCTACTTAATGGCCGAAGGACAGGCGCGGTGAATCGGGCACCGAACGTAGACGAGCTCCGCCAGCAAATCGCCGCAGCCGCCGCATGAGAAAGCCGAAAGCCTGGATCTGTCCGATCTGTGATCACGAGAACCGGGCGACGCGAAAAGTCCTGCTCGTTAAATGCGCCAATTGCCTGCGATCCTTCCAACTCGAGCCCGATTGGGATAGGCCGATCGAGGTGATCGGAATTATTCAAAAGCCGTAGCATTACCCGTTTCCAGGGACCATTTCACCTGTCGGGGCCCCGTTGATCCGAAGTCAGAAGCTCTATCCAGTTGAGCTACAGGCACTGCTGAGAACGTGAAGTGGTATGTGATTGGCGACCTGATGCAAGTCCCCTGTCACGACTCACTATTCACATCGTCGCGAGTGCCG